AATGATGTTGATGCGCTGTGCATAATCGATGCTGCCAACCTCGGCTACGGCAATGCCCACCTCAACAATTGATCCACCAAAAATCGGCACAAATGTAGCTGAGGAATCTTGCAATTCAATTGTGATTTCCTGATTTATGGCAATTGTTACAGCTGATTGATCAAGGTTGATGATTTCAAGATTTGTGTATCCAGCCTGCGCTTGCTCATAAATATTTGTGCGACCGCTTGTAATTGTCAGATTGGCCAAAATAGCGGTTTGATATTGCACGCCACCAATCGTCACGCGCCACACGGGATTGAAAATGGTCATTAGACAGCAACCAACGCTCCAGCACCAAGCGTGCCTCGGTAAAATGAATTGTTAAGTGTGTCCACAATTGTCCGTGCTGTGCCTTCTGGATCGATTGCACCTGAAACATTGATTGTGATTCGATCAGATGTTGAAAGCCCACCGGTGGCCGCTGATCGTGCAGCTGCCGCTTCCTCGCGTGCTTTTCTTAATCTTTCGGTTTCTGCCTTTAATTCCTCACGCCTTAAAATTGCAGCTTGCATGGCTGGAGAGTAGGCATCGATTGGTGCGCCTGTAAATGTTGGCGATCCAGCCGATGGCATGAATCCTCCATCGGTACCAAATCCCGGTGATTCAACCGGTGTGCCTGCATCAAAGCCCACACCAGCTTTGAGTGACTTATCACCGGAATCGCCAAAGAAAAAGCGCGTGACCGGGTTATCCTTTACAAAATTTACAAACTCTTTGATTTTGTTGATCGTGTTAGTAATAAACCCAACAAGCTTTGAAAAGCCCGTAACAAGGCCAGCAACAATTGTTCCTATGGCTTGCAATGCTAATTTGAAAGCACCACCTAAAATTGGTGCTAAATCCTCTTTGATAAAATTGGCGATCGACTTAAACAAACCCAGCAATGGCTTTAACTCATCACTATTGTCCACAACAGCATTTTTGATTTTGTTAAATGCGCTCACTAAACCTTCAAACGCTGGTCGGACAACAGCAGCAATCGCCGGAATAATTGTGTCAGCAATAAATCCATACCAAGCTTTGATAATTGGTAAAACATCATCCCGAACAATCTTAAGTATTTGATTAAATGCTGGCCCCAATGTTTTGCTCAAATTGCCGGCAAAATCTTGAATTGCTGGGATGCCTTTGTCCACAAAGTTGCTGACCAATGGTGTTAGCGCATCGAGTACATACGATCCGACAGTTTCTTTGGCTTCATCAAATGCCACAGTAAGCCGTGCCATTTTGCCTTGAAATGTCTCAGCTTGCTTTGATGCTTGACCTTCAAAAGTCTTTGAAAGTGCAGCTGCGGCTGCATCGAAATTCTTTGATTTGATGATTGAATCATCGATGCCTACACCCAAACGCTTGAGTGCTCCGAGGTTGCCATCGTAAGCTTTACCTAATGCCTCAGAAACAGCACCCAAATCCTTGCCCGTACCGGCTGCAATGTCTAAGGCTAGTGTCTGAAGTTTTTGTGCCTCGGCAACATCATTTGTGGCTCTCAGCAACCGATCTAGCGATGGCCTTAGTTGATCATCGGTTACACCATTGGCCAATGCGGTTTGGGTTATGTAATCCTCAACAGCTGCAATTTGCGCGTTTGTTGCACCGGTAACATTTTGCAAAGTTGTTGCCAATTTTGCTTGAGCAGCCTCATCCTCAATTGCAGATTTGACACCATCGATCAGCAATTTGCCAGCATAAGCTGCGGCAGCTGCTCCAGCCACCGCGAAAGCTGCACCGGCTTTCTGAGCAAATCCACCGAGCTTTGATCCAAAGCCTTCAACCTCATTTGATCCGCTGTTGAGATTCTTTTTAAGGTTGTCAATGTCAGCCAGAATCGAAAGCTTGAGCGTTCTTGATTGACCGGCCATCACCACTCCTTCAAAATCTTAGTAAATGCAGCTTCCCATTGAGCGATGATGTGAGGTTGCTCAGCTCTCAATGTTGGATAAATAAAGTATCCTCTTGATCCGCGACCTTCCCGACCAGACCACACCGGGAATTGTTTGAAATTATTTGATCCAAATTCATAACCGCCCCAAAGCTGTTGAGTTGTACCGCCACCGCTGAATTTCTGAGAAACAAAGCCAAATGACAGTTCACCAATCTTTGATGACTTGCTTACACGCGATCCATCAGCAACACGACTGGCCGCTTTATTTGGTCGGCCACCAGCTGCGCTTTTGATTTTGGATTGGACATAAGTGGCCAAGCCATTTGATACGCCTTTGGCCTGTGCAACAGCTTCATCGTCCATGCCTTTGAAAGCTTGCAAAATGCCACGCAATTGAGCCTTGTCATAGGTGATTGACTCAGTTGCCATTTCTGATCCTCAGTATCTCGAAAGCGGTTAAAATGTCCTCAGCTGTCTGAAACTCTGATCGTGACAATCCCGTATCGATAGCCAATTCCCAAATGATCCGGTTTAAGGTTCCCGGCTCGTAACTTTTGGGTTTTCGGTTTCTCCCATGTTTATGTCAGTCACAGTCTCACACCACACTTCAAAAGGCTTTACAGGCTTTCCAGCTGCTTCGCGCTTCATGGCGTGATACGCCAAAAACATCAGATCAGCAATGCCCAATTTCTCAGACACTTGCTGAATGGTGTTTCCGGTTTTCTGTTCCCATTTCATCCACTCCGGTGGGAGCGCGGTATATGTTGCGCTCTCCCCCGTTGTGAATTCAATTGTGATTGCTAGTTTCATGCTCCCGATCTCCTTTTTATAGTGTTGGCGTTGTCACACAGGTAAATGCTAATGAAACAGTTTGTGCATCTGGTGCTGTGCCTCCAGCTGATGGGAAAATTGGCTGCACATCAAAATTGAACACCGATCCTGATGCAGCTGTAAAAACAACCGCCAAAGGTGTGTTTGGTGCTGTGTCTGCCGCTGTCCATAGTGCGTTGCACAATGATCCACCAGCTGGCCAATCTGCAAGCATTTCAACGGCAAATGAGCCTTGAGTATCGGTTGTGTAATAAGCCTTGCCATCGAGTGTTTGATAAGTATTGATTGTTGAATCAATTGTCAAGATTGCTGATGTGGCCTGAGCATCATACGAATCACCATCAATGGTAAATGTGATGTCTCTGCCGGTCACGATTGTTGTTGGCATGATTTCTCCTTAGTTGGTGTAGTAGGTGCTTACTTGTAAATCGGCTGTAAGGTATTTACCTGCACCGACTTCCAATGGTTGTGGTTGATTGACATTGCCGACCTCATAACCTGACGGCATTGCGCTGATGATGCTGATCATCAATGTTTCGAGATTGTCCAAAGCTGCGGCATTGTTAGCGTAAGCAACAACCCCAGTCACAGTCAGATTAATCTTAACTTTTGTTGTTGATCCATTGATCAAAACGCTTTCCAAATAAGGTGCATCCGGGATCAAACAAATGCTCGGTGATGTCATTGTCTCTGGAATTCCGTTGTACACATTGGCAGCAATGCCTGAAAGTGCTGTTTTCAATGGTGTGCGAATTGCGGATTCGATGCTCATTGGCACATCGTTTCAACATCAATAAATGGCCCGAGCAAACCAATGACTCGATTTGTCAAGCTGCGCCCCAGCACAAATGGTGAAGGCTGAAAATTGTCTGACATGATCTGGTTGCCGGGAGCTGTGATGCTCTGGAAAATCTCAACCGACACAACCAAAATTGCGTTTTCAACTGGTGGTGTATTTGCGTACAGCTGCGCGGCTGATCCACCGGATAAAGTAGCCAAAGCGTTAGGAATAAACGGCAATGGGTATGTGCGATCAGCCGCGTTTGTTGCAGCTGTGAAAAGGTAAGGCTCAATCCGATCATCGGTGACTGTGTAGGTCGCGTTGTAGGCTCCGGCCCCGGTAACAACAACAGATTGACCCGGCACAAAGTAATTTGGCCGCATTGTGGTGAAATAAATGACGGAATCACTCACATTGGCAAAAGTCACCGATGATTGGTATTGCGTAAGTAAAGGCAAAATCGTTTGCTCAGCGGAATCAATAATTTGATCAAGCTGCGCATCCGAATACAAAGAAACCGAGACACCAAGAATAGACCTCAGCTGTGAGGCTGTGACAATTGCTGGCATCTCGGTTCCTTTCGTGTCAGTAGCGTTCGGGAGCGACCGCTACCGATAGTGATTTATGGGAGGTTGTTGAATTGTGCACCATTTGGCACTTTGGCAGCTAGTGCGCCATAGCCGTAGTACAAAATGTCAATTGTTCCATCGCTGTTGATGTTGCTGCGTAGCGTAAAGCGTGGAGATTCATACCATGTGTAGCTGTCTGGATTGACAACAACCATTGAAGAATCGCCATCGGCTGTTGTTGTGCCAGCGTTACCAAATGAGCGTGAAACATAAAGGTTCAAGCCCGGTGAAACTACACCGCGCAATGAATCACCGCGTACATTTCCAGCTGCGTTTGAAGGCTGTGCTGCGTTGTAAAGTGGTGCGCCATTGTCGTTGTATCCCATGATGTTTCCCCATTGTGTTGGTGAAACGATCAATGAGCGTGCAAAACCAAGTGATGCGCCATAAACATTTGCGGCTGCCTTTGATGTGTATCCCAGAAATCCGGTTGCTGAATTTGCTGCCTGTGCTGTCACAGTAGTGACGGCCGCTTGCATTTGTGCCAATGCATACTCATCAGTTTCTTTTGCATAAGCAAATTCAAGATTCTGCAGCAAAGCTGTTAGGTACTCTGGCCGGCTTCGGTCAATGAGTTCTACTGTGGAAATTGCACGGCCTTTGAAAGGCTGAACAGAAACGGATAGAAAGGTTGCAGATAGTGATGATTCTGTAACTGGATCGTTTTCATCGATTGGCAATACTGTTGGCACAGCTGTTACGCGAGGCAATTCGAAAGTCATACCTTCTGCAACTAAAGTTTCGCGGCTGATGCCATCGATTGTTCCACGATCAGCATTTGCAAGTGCATTGATGACCTGTGTGCTTTGTGGTGTTGGAATCATGCCGGGTGCTGTTGATGTTGTGTTGTCAGCTGCCTTGACATACTGGCGTGAATCCTCATCATGCAAAACGCTTGCGCGCAGGTAGTGCTCAAGGTATGAAACCTTGTCCACAATTGGTGAGCGTGGTGCTGTGTAGTAAGCCGGGCGTGATGCCTGTACAGGTGCGACTTCTGGAGCTGCTACCGGTTCAACGGCAGGAGCTACTGGTTCGGTAGTGTTGTCCATCTTGTCTCCTTCATTTGGGTTTGTTGTCTCTGTAACTGTTTCAGTTTCAGAATCTTCTGATGCGGCAACTTCTTGCACGCGAGCTGATCGCACAGCTGGCTCTGTTACAAGCGCAACAGCTGTGAGCTGACCATTGAGCACCTTCATGGTGCCA